TTTTCATCAGCCTCTATCTCTTCCTCAAGGTAGGTGCGATATACATTTGGGTAATCATTACTCAAACGAGCTAACGCTCTATCCCTCGCTCTTCGGTAGTTTCTCTGACGAACGGCTTGAGCCTTCGCAGTTTCTATTCTTCTCTCAATATTATTCATCAATACTTTTCTTCTCTCACTCTTATCCATTACCCCATCTTCCCATACAATCGGTGATAGTGGCAAGCACTATCGGTGTAATCTCCATAGGTTCTAAGACCTGCTTGGCATCTTCCTCATCTGCCTCCCATTGGGATACCCATATCTTACTCCCAGCAGGGCTATTACGATACCATTTAAGGGCTTGTGTGGGGTTCTCACCGCCCCATATAGCTATCCCTTGACTATCTGATACCTCATAGAATATAACTGTTATCTTACCTCTATTGGGAAGTTCTATTACATTACTCATACCAATACCTCCATAAGAAAACAGGTCTTACAGATAGCGTGATAGTCATTAGCATACCAATTATTAAATATGTTATTGCAGTTATCACAGGTAATAGTATCTCCATTACCATCTACATATTCATACTTATTCATACTCTCTCCCTCTCTCTCGCTATCATCTTATCCTCACAATCGGAGCAGGTGTAGGAGTGATACTCAGCGTAGTCATACTCGCTGGCACACTCCTTACACTTGACTATATCCAGCTCAACCCCGTTCAGGGCGTAATCATCTCCCTCTAGGTAGCGTGGCTCAGACACTAGCCACCTTTTGTATCCTCTTAATAAACTCTAAGTAAGTTTCCCTTACATAGTGTTTACAATTAGTTTTGTGTTGGTCGTAGATATATTGGTCGCATATCAGACAGTTATTATTGTCGTCATATACCTCGCTCATCTCGCTCCCTCTCTCTCTTTCTCTCGCTCTACTGCCTGATCCATAAGGCAATCATCACAGGCATAGCTCCCGTCATAGCCGTTATACCACTCAGGTTTTGTTATCTCCCACCCACAGAATTGGCAGATAGTTTTCATACTTCTCCCCTTTTACTCACTAAGATAGCTACGCCATCGCAACCATCATCACTTAATAAAGTGCTATCACATACTCTTAGACACTCTCCTTCACACTCGCAATTACTCTCATCTCCAGCGTGTAGTATGCGCCACTCATTAGACCCGCATAATTCACATATGCGTATCTCATCATTAAGTAAAACTTCTAGTGCCTCGTTCATTTACTTAACTCCTCTCTCTCTTTCGCTAGTTGTATCAGCCTCTCTGCTGACCATCTTATCTCCTCTAGTATCTCTATCTTGTGAGCGCATATATCTATCGGTAATAGACAATCGCCACAAATTGCGGGTGTAGCTTTCATACAGCCACCTCACAATGCTTAGTAGTATCGCACTCTTTGATATGCCAGCTACAAGCCATACAAGTTAGTTCATAGCAAGTAAAGTCTGAGTTGATATGCTCATTACAGTAATCAATTAGAGCCTCCTTGCCACAGTTATCGCACTTGTTCATATACTTATCTCCTCCTCAGTAAATTGAGATACCAAAGTTTCAAAGCCAGCATTAGGATTTATATGGTTAGTGGATACAGCGTCAATAAATCGCAATGAACAACTATCCTCATACCACTCCATTACTGTATTAAACATCTCATCACTAGACATTTGGTCGGCAGTAATTAGTGGTTCATACCCATAACTACGCATAAGTTCAACCTGCTCACTATCCATAAGAATATAAATCTTATGGCAGTTATCCCAAGCGATAGCTTTAGCACTACCTACTCGGTCATTTATTAAATCGTAGTTAATCATTTATTCATCTCCCAAGTTAGGTCATCTAGGTAATGCTCAAAGCTCATACCCTTATGAGCCTCGCTATCCCACTCTGCTACCCAATCAGGTGTGCGGTCAGGCACTCTCCAATAGGTGTCATAGCCGTTGAACTCCTCCCAAAATAGGGTTAGTTCATACTCATTACCTTGATAATTGAAGGCGATATACCGCTTCCAACCAGTATTCTCCTCGCTAGAGTGGGTAATCACTACCTCATTTTCTAGGTGTTGTTTGATTTTACTCATATTGTTATTTTCTCCTTAACAGTTGCTACTGCCTCCTCTAGTGTCCAGTTAATCTGTTGCCAGTAGTAATCATTTTCAGATATGAACTTGACTACATACTCCCATTGAGCAGGAGTTATCTCTATCTCATCATTGTAATAATCTTGATAAGTTTGTTTATCAAACCAGCTAACTACAATCTCCTCATTAGGGTCTAATTTTTTTAACTCATCAATAACTGTTGATACCTTCATACCTCTATCTCCTCCCCCTCTACATAACCCTCGGCTAGTAGTCCTTCAAAGAAGTCCCATATTTTAAGTAGTCCTTCTCTTACTTCAGCCTCTCCCATATCTATTGCCATTAGTTCAGCAAGCTTTAGCGTTGAGCCAAAGCCCTGTATATCCTCATACTTATATCCCAGCATTTTCTCTCCTATCTGAACTTAACTTCCATATAAGTTCATACACTTTATTGCGAGCTAAGTAAGAGTTTTCCCTCTCTAGTAATTGGGCATACTCCTCTAGTGCGAATATAACTGTCCCTCTCTCCTTCTCGTTCATTTTCTCTCCTATCAGTAATTAAGAGATAGCGTTCGCTCTCTCCCTTACTCTTGGCTTTTGATTAGATTATCGGGAGAGTGTTGGCACTTGGAATTACCCTCATAGCGTAAGCACACACCGCAAAAGCGTAATTCGTATTGCTCTCTATCACACTCAGGGCAAATCCAAATACGGCACTCGTCAATATGTGTATGCTTCATACTCTCCCCCATCTATCTAAGCGAGCTATCTGCTCGCCCTCTCCTACTATCAGTTAGTAGAATACCACCGCCACACTCCCCTAGACAAGGAGCGTAGCGATAGTTCGCCACTAAATTACTTTACTTGCTGAGTTAGCTATCTCTAGTATTGCGCCTAACTGCTCACCCACTAGGTCATCATCATCTAGATATTCGCCTTCGTCCTTCTCCTTATTCCAGCCGATATAACCATTAGTCCACTCTTGCGCCTCCTCGTTCCAAACTGTCCCGTCAGGGTAGCGATCCTCCTCCGTATCGGTATCCCACTCCCAGCCCCCCTCCTTGCTGTATTTGATAATAAAGTGGTGCTCTATCATAACCCGCCCCCGTTCACTAGCTCTCGGATATTCTCTATCACTTGCTCATCAGAGAGTATCTCTCCGTCTGTATTTATCCACTCTTGGATTTGGTCTATCATCTCGCCATTAGTTGGCATTACTCGCTCCCTCTCTCCTGTCTTTGGAATTGCGCCCATACGCTATCCATACTCTCTAACTCTTGCTCTCTATCTCCCACGCTAATATGTAGGCAGATACGATTACCAGTTATTGCACAGGTTGAGCAGACAATACTCATAGCCCGCACCTCTCTAGTGTGCCGATACATAACCCACCATCTCCCCACCAGATACGGGTGGCGATTAGGTAAAGTAAAGTGAATAAAGCTAAGGCAAACCCAATCCTAACTAGCCTTCTCACTCTATAATAGTTAGGTGATCTCATAGACCGACCTCACTCTCTACCTCTAGTAATTCCATAATCCATTTATCAATATCAAGCGGGCGGTCTGAGTATTGATCTAACGCTCCTGCTAATAGACCTAACTCAACATAACCTAAACTTTCACTAGGTTTTTTCCAACTAGCAAACTTTAGGTCATCATCACCATAAGCGGTTTCAGCGTAATTGATAAGGTCTAAGAATTTACGGAAGGGAGCATAATCCTCATAATTAGCACTCCACCGATACAATTCTGCCACCTTCTCAGCGTAAGCGGGAGCGGTGTCGCTCCACTCTAACGCTCCAACACTCTCTTTCACTTGCTCCATAACCTTCTCCTTATGTCTAGTAAATACCCTTATATTTTAAGAGTATCTCACCCCCCACTCTACCCCATTTTAAGGGTAAAGTGAGGGATAAGATGCCATTAAGTTTTGAGCTTATCTTGCTAGCCCTCTCTGCCTCTTGTATAAGCCTAGTTGAGCGATTAAAGCGTTAAAACCTTGCTTAGTTATGCTCGCTTGCCTTCCGATAGTCATTGGATTAAAGCGGGCTAATGAGGCAAGGTCTATAAGTTTAATCTTGCCCTCTCTCTCTACTATTCCAAATTGAGGCTCAATCTCTAAGATATCTGCCCCGATTGAGCCGTTAGGGTTTAAGTTAGCCTCTAAGCCTAACTCTTGCGCTAACTCTCTAAGTGTTTTTCTTGCCATTATCTAACCGCCTTCTTGTGATTAGCCCTCACGCATTTACCGCACACTTGATACTTAGTAAAGGCGGTTAGTAGGTCTAACTCTTGCCCGCATTGTTGGCACTTAGCCATCTTGCCCCTTCCTTCTCACTCTCTAATCTGTTTAGGAGAGTGCCACCGCCCACCCGTAGAGGGTGAGCGATAGCCCGCCACTAAGCCTCTAAGCAGTTATCGCACTCTGCCATACAGCAAGCGCAAGCACTCTCAAAATCGTGCTCACAGCACTTAGCCTCAAACTGCTCAATTTTGCCAGTTGATAAATCAAATTGGAGTTTAAGCATTATTCCTCCTCCTCACTCTCATATGGGTCAAACTCCACCCCGTCAAAACTAAACACCTCATCTTGCCCGTTGATACTCTCCCAATCTTGAGGCTCATCTTTCAAAATCTGCTTGGCCTCCTCCAAACTGTCGGCCTCAATAAAGCAGGAGGCCTCATAACTAACTGTTTTATATATCTCAAATGTAGCCATTACTTCACCCCGCAAGCGGTTAGAAAGCGGGCTTTATCAAAGCGGGGATTATCTAGCGCAAATTCATCGGCAAGGTTATTGGCAAAATCACGCTTTAACTCGCTATTGCCCCACCAACTTGTTTGGATAACTATTGCTATTTTAATGTAGTCTTTGCGGGTCATTTATTTATTCTCCTGTTAGGCTCTTAATTGAGGCGGTGTGCCTCAATAGGATTAAAATACCACACAATCCCCTATTGCCTAGCATTTATTGATAACATTTTGATAACGATTTATTGAGAGTTGGCTGGGTTAAACCTCAAGTAAAGGTTGAGGGTTTGCGGGCTAAGGGCTAACCGATTACTTGCAAGTAGTTTGCAATTAGTAATTGATAGCAATTGCAACTGGTTTGCATTTAGTAATGGATATTAGTTGCGAATAGTTTGCCGATAGTGTTGCACGCCCTCAGACTTTAACTATATCTCCCACAATTCCCCACAATTCCCCACAGTAGGCGGGCATAATCTCCTTAGATTATGCGGAATAGGCTTACAATACGCACAAAACCGACCCCCCTATGTTAAATCCGAGCGGGCTGGTTACTGTACTCCCCAAATAAATATTTTGACTAAAGTGAAGCTACCCAGGGCTACCACCGTAGATGTCCGTAATGTCCGATTTGATATACTTTGTTAGTGAGGTTCATCACATTTATAAAGATTTTTTACCAAAAAACGGGAAATGGAGTTAATTTCCCGCCTTATATATAGTAGGGGAGTAAAACGAACCCGCTCTAGTTTTACGACCCTATCGCCTCGGTTGATACCTCGGCGAGACCCTAAGGGCGAGACGAGGTTTTACCCCTCAGTCGCTTCTGGCTCCTTCGGGAGTTTTTCAAGCTACGCTAAAGCGGCAGGTGTAATAGATTATCTGATCCAGTATAATCATTCTCTGCCTAGTATAAAATTAAAAATTTCAATTACGGGACTTATCCACAGCTTTATCCACAAGAGGAATCTAATGGCTGAGAATTCAGCAGACATCGCAAAGCGAATAATTTTAAATTGTGTAGCAGAGGGTATGACGGTAGAGCAGGCTTGTGCCTCCGCCGGCAAATCTATGAAGACCTACGAGTACTACCGCAGAACCGACAAGGTCTTCTCTGATAAGGTAGATAGAACTAGGTTAGGTCTTAGAGAAAAAAACTTTGCTTCCGATGATACTAGAGAGTTAACCTTCGCAGAGTTTAGGCAACGCTTCCTTCATAACCAGACCTTCCCCCATCAACAAAACTTGGTGGATGTAATAGAGGGTAGAGATCCATCTTGGCTTCATCCCAGTATGAAGTATGAAAAGGGTCTAAATAACAACCGCATACTTTTAAACATACCTCCCAACCACGCCAAGTCAATTACCATCACAGTTGATTATGTAACCTGGCTACTATGTCAGAATCCAAACTTTAGAGTTCTAATAGTCTCTCAGACTCAGCGATTAGCTGGGGACTTTCTATACGCTATAAAGCAACGTTTGACTCATCCAATGTATGAGCAGTTGCAAGCAGCTTACGCTGCAGGGGTAGGCTTTAAATCTAAGAGCGCCTCTTGGCAAGCAACCCGTGTTACCTTCGGGGATGAGTTGCGTGAATCCAGTGAGAAAGATCCCAACCTAGAAGCAGTCGGTATTGGTGGTCAGATCTACGGTAAACGAGCAGATATGATTATAGTAGATGATGCTGTAACTCTATCCAATGCTAATGACTTTGAGCGACAGATCAAATGGCTAACCCAAGATGTTAGATCTCGTCTTAACCCTACCGGTAAACTTATTATTATTGGTACCCGTGTGGCATCTGTTGATCTATACAAAGAGTTACGTAATCCTGATAGATATCCTGGTGGCCTAGTACCTTGGACCTATCTAGCAATGCCAGCATTACTTGAGTCTAATGAGGATCCCGATAAGTGGACTACATTATGGCCAGCCTCTGATCAACCCTTTGATGGGCAAGAGGAAGCAGACAAGAACGAGGAAGGTTTATATCCTCGCTGGTCTGGTAGAAATTTATTTAATGAACGTCAATCAATGGATGCCTCTACTTGGGCCTTGATTTACCAGCAACAAGATATATCAGATGATGCAGTATTTGATCCTGTATGTGTTAGAGGATCTATTGATGGTATGCGAAAGAGTGGTCCACTAAATGCAGGTTACCCAGGTCATCCAAAGGATATGCAGGGTTTTACTTTTATATGTGGTCTTGATCCTGCAATGGTCGGTGACACTGCTGCTGTTTGCTACGCAATTGATCGTACTTCCCATAAACGTTATATTGTTGATGTTATCAAGATTACTCGCCCGACTCCAGCACAAATTAGACAGTTAATCTTTGACTGGACTGAGATCTATAAACCTTCTGAGTGGATCGTAGAGCGCAACGCATTTCAATCATTCTTAACTCAAGATGAGGGCATCCGTCAACATCTTGCTACTCGTGGTGTAATCCTAAGGGAACACCATACTGGCAATAATAAATGGGATGCAGGATTCGGTGTAGCTTCTATGTCTACACTGTTTGGCACTAAGCAGGCCGATGGTAAGCATCACCGAGATAACCTAATTAAGTTACCTAGTGATCAGACTGAGAATGTCAAATCTCTAATAGAGCAATTGATTACTTGGTCACCCACTACCAAAGGTAAGACCGATATGGTTATGGCCCTTTGGTTCTGCGAGATCAGGGCTAGGGAAATGATCAACTATGGTCAGTACCAGAATCACCATATGAAAAACCCATTCTTATCTAATAGAGAAAAGTCAAAGCGTATGGTCATCAATATTGATGAACTACTACTACAAAAAGATAAGACCTTCGTTTAGGGAGACAAGTTGTTAACACCAAAAGAGGTAGTCGCTAAGGCGGCTCGTATACAGACTAGATATGCAGCCCGTGATCAACGGATGCGTGATGTTCTATCTGTGCGCCAAGGTGATATATCTAAGGTATATCCATCTATGTTCTCAGAGGATTACCCAAAGCCTTTAGTAGCTAACTTTGTAGATGTAGCAGCAAGAGATCTAGCAGAGGTAATGGCACCACTGCCATCCTTTAACTGCTCCGCTACCAATATGGTTTCTGATACTCAACGCCGTGCTGCTGATACTAGAACTAGAATTGCTAACTACTATGTAACCTCATCTGATCTACAGATCCAGATGTACTCAGGTGCTGACTGGTTTAATACCTACGGTATGTTGCCATCAATAGTAGAGATGGATTATGAGACCAACAATCCTCGTATTCGTTTACTAAATCCATTTGGTGTCTATCCTGAATTAGATCGCTTTGGTAGAACTATATCCTTAGTACAGGTTGTATCTACAGATGCTGAGACTTTAGCAGCACAATACCCAGAGTTTGCATCCCAGATTATGCCACAAAATAGATGGCAACAAGGATCCCCAGCAGTATCTTTAGTTCGTTACCACGACAAAGATCAAGATCTAATATTCCTACCAGAACGTCAAAACTTAATATTAGCTAATGTACCTAACCCAGTAGGTAAGTGTTTAGCAAACGTTGCAATGAGATCATCACTAGATGGTGAGGCTCGTGGTCAGTTTGATGATGTACTAGCAGTTCAACTAGCCCGTGCAAGATTCGCAGTATTGCAGATTCAAGCTGCTGAGAAATCTATTCAAGCACCTATTGCTATTCCACAAGATGTACAAGAACTTGCTTTGGGACCAGATGCAATTATGCGTTCTGCTAATCCACAAGGTATTCGTAGAGTTCCACTAGAACTACCAGCAGGAGTCTTTACAGAGTCAGGTGTACTAGAGCGAGAACTTCGTATGGGTGCTCGTTATCCTGAAACTCGTTCAGGTAATATTGATGCCTCTGTTGTAACTGGTCGTGGTGTACAAGCACTACAAGCAGGATTTGATACACAGGTCAAAGCAGCGCAAGCACAGTTTGCTCGCTTGTTTACCGAGATGGTATCTCTATGCTTTGAGGTAGATGAGAAGGTATTTGGTAATATGACCAAGCAGATCAAAGGATCTGATGATGGTACACCTTATACACTTAAATATATTCCATCTCGTGATATTAAAGGCGAGTATGGCGTAGATGTTCGTTACGGCATTATGTCTGGTATGGATCCTAACCGAGCCATCATTGCATTACTACAAATGCGTAGCGACAAGTTAGTATCTAGAGATTATGTTCGCAGAGAAATACCTATGGAGTTAAATGTCACACAAGAAGAACAAAGGGTTGACATCGAAGAAATGCGTGATTCTCTTCGTGTTGCTGTTGCTCAGTACGCTCAAGCTATACCGGCTCTTGCCTCGCAGGGTCAAGACCCATCTCAGATTATTACAAGAATCGCTGATGTCATTCAAGGAAGACAAAAAGGATTACAACTAGAAACAATTATTGCTAAAGCATTTGCACCAGAGCCAGTGGCTCCAGCAGTGCCAGAACAACAAGTTCCAGTAGCAGGTGTGGCCCCCGCCCCTGCCTCGCAGCCAACTCCACAACAAACAAGCGGAGCGGCCCCTGCTGCTGGTCAACCTCAACCAGATATCGCACAACTACTCGCCTCTATCGGCGGCGCAGCATAACAAGGGAGGTGAATAAATGAATAAGGGATCACGAGCTAAAGCAGTAGAAGCAAAGCCTGTAGAGCCAAAGAACGCACCTAAGCCAACAACTGGAAAGGTATTCTTCGGATACACACCAGCAGGTCGCAAGGGCAAGAAGGCTTAAATTATTTTAACGACAGGAGCACTGGGTGAAAGATAATAACCTCAATCGCCCAGTGCGATTGTCTGATTACTTAGTAATAATATCAGGATTCTTTTTAAACTTAACATCGGTAATAGAAGCACTCGCAGATGATCTGCATCAATTAGCTATATACCATTCAAATCAAAAGACTTATGAAACAAAAGTGTGGCAAGAATTTTCGCAAGATTTAGAAACTATGAAGGAGAACAAAAATGGCTAGAGGTCCATTAGCAGGCGCATCAGGCCCTGGCAAGTTCTCTAAGAGAACAGATTTAGATTTAGGATCCACCGCATACGGAGAAGGTCAAGAGACTGCAATGCTTAATACTGCAGCACCTAAAGCAACTACTCGTGGTATTGCAGATAATGTAGGCGGAAGACCTGCTAATCCAGTAACGCAAACTCCTATAACTCCATTATTTGCACCAACACAACGCCCTGAAGAACCTATTACTAGTGGTATTGATATGGGTGAAGGCGCAGGAGCATCATCATTAATGATGCAGTCACGGTTTGCTCAAAGAAAATTATCAGATATATTAGCGGAAATGATCCCATTTGATAATACTGGAGAAATAGCAATACTGTATCAGGATGCTTTATCTAGAGGTAATTAATGTCTCAGAATTTAAATGCGGCGGCAGTCGCTGCTCAATTAGCTGAACAAGATAGAAAAAAGATAGAGGCATATCAAAAGGCCTTATCCACCCATAAAGGTTTAAGTAATCTTCCACCTGACCTAGCCAAAGAACAGGCTGCTAAATTAACTCCTGCACAACAGGCTAGCTTAAGTCAAACTTTTGGTGAAGAAGATCCTGTGGTTAAACCACAACGTGGCTGGCTTGGTACTGCTTGGAATTATACCGGTGGTGCTATTGGTAAAGGCTTAGGTATGGGCCTTGCTGGATTACAGAATGTATCTGATTTTACTACTCGTTTATATCGTACTGCAGCTATTTCTGCTACAGAAGATTTAAGTTTAACTGATGCTTGGGATGAAGCAAACGATAAGGGTGATAAGAAATTTAACTCTGGTCGTATAGAAGATGCTCGCCTTAAGTACGGTAATGATGCAGTTGCTATTGCATTACGCATTGCTGCTGGAGATGATCAGGGTAAGATCCTTAAAGAGGCTACACCTGAACAGAAGAAATATGTTTCATTTGTCTATGATAAAGCAGGTACACAAGAAGAGCGAGATTTATTTCAAGATACTATTGATGCAGTAAATAGAGCAAAGTATTCTCCTGGTAGACAACTTGCTAATTTTCTATTACCTAAATCATTAGAAGAAAATGGTTTTGCATATAAGGCTATATCAGGTGCTGTTGATGCAGCATTTCGTGTAGTTGCTGATCCACTGATTGTTGGTGGAAAAGCCAAGAAACTGTATGATTTAAATAAATATTCACTAGAGGTAATAATTGGTAGCGCAGCAAAAGATGGTGTTGCCTTTAATAAATATTTTAATCAGGGTAAGACTATTAATTTTTGGAATGATTATGGTGCTAAATTAAAAGCATATAGGGAAGCCAAAAGTCCTATTGAAAAAGTTGCTATAAATAAAGAATTAGCTAGATTAGCACCGGAGTTTGGTGATGAAGTAATTAAGTCATTTAACCAAGCAGGCGTAGAAGATGTGCTTACTGCTAGAGCCTTTTTTGATAATGCTAAAGACCTAGAAACTCTTATTAAAAATGGTGGTGCTAGAAGAAGAGTTATTGCACCTCGTATGACAGCAGGCCGTAAGGCTAGAGTAGCAGCCTTAACCGCTACTAATAAAGTTTTTGATATAGATAAAGTTGGCCCTTCATTGGTCGCTGCTCAATTTTTTGGTGAAGAAGTAACAGATGCTGGTATTATCAAAATTTTAGGTAAAGATAATATTTCTAAAAATTTAGAATATATTGGAGATATAAAAAAGACTAAAGGTATTAGTATATTTAGGTTTTCTACAGATTCAATAAGTGTTCGTATTGATCGTATGAAGCAACGCTTCACTATTCTTCCAATGTTTAAGAATAACGAGTTTGATGTAACTGCACCAGATGCAGCACAATCAATATACCGTCTTGCTCGTCTTGCCCTACCTCAAAAAGATTCAAAATTAGCGGCAGAGGTATTTAAAGGCATAGAAGATACTGGTCAAAGAAAAGAATTTTTCTACGGATTATGGGATAATATTGCCAACATTCGTGGATATGATACAACAAAGCCAACACAAAAAATAAAGAACACAATGGTTGGTAAGGCTAAAAAACAATATGACTCAATAGATGGTCCAATGTCTGATGTTGGTGCCTTTGCTTCAGATTTTAATAATAGTGTTTATGTACCTAATTTAGTTGATTTAGACCGAGCAAGTGCTCGTAGCACACTAGGACAAAAGCTAATAGGTATTCCTGCAAATGATGCCTTCTTGGAGAAGATGGTTACTGGCTGGTCTTTCTTGACCTTAGCTGGTCCTCGTTATGCTATCCGTAACTCAATAGAGGATCTAATGGTTAACCTAGCTATAGGCGAAACTCCTTGGGGTCTTGTATCAAGTCGTAGATTAACTACCAGAGTTTTAACTGGTCTTAAGCAAACTGAAGGTTTTGGCCTTGAGGAACTTGCTAATAGTCCATTAGGTATGGTTATGCGTACCGTTAATAAAAAAGAATCAAAAGCATTAGCCTCAGAAATTGCAGCACTAGATAAGAATATAGTTGCTAATAAAGAAGCAATTAAAAAGATAAATGAAACTATTTCTAAATCTAAGAATCCAAAACAAATTGCTGCACTACAGGCAAGAATTGCTAAGATTGAGTCAAAACAAAAAGTAGATTTGGTTAAAGAAACTCGTGTAATTATGGCGAAGGCTTTAACTCAAGGTCGTATAAATAGATTCCGTCAATCTCTTGGTATGAAACCTTTAAACCAAGAAGGGGTTGATTTCTTAACAGAGCAAATAGTTTATGGAGATTTAGAGAACCTATTATCAGTAGTTTCTGAAGGTGGTTTAAACTTTGCAACTGGTGCAAGTTTTCTAACCGATGCAGTAGAATTTACCCGTAATCACGGCGTAAGATCAGAACAATTAAAATTAATTGCTCCTAAGGCTCTATACACTAGAGCTGCTGGTAGAGGTTTTGAAGATGTTGCTATTGATCCTACCAGTGAGAGTTCATTAGTTACTTGGTTATTACGTATCTCATACGCTTCAAATGATGAACTTGGTTCATTAGCGGTAGCCTATCTTGATGATGAAGCAGAAGCAGTCGCTCAGATACTTAATGCCCTTAAGAAAAATCCTAAACTAGTAGATGATTCTATATTAAAGGCAAGAAATATATCTAAAGAAGAACACGCTAGAATGGTATATGATCGTACTAGAAGGATCTTTGAGACCAGAAAAGTTCTTCCTGATGGAACAAAAGAACTTAATACTGATTTATTAGCAAAGGTAAGAACCCTTGATCCAAAGGGAACATCTTTAACTGGCAACAAAAAAACATATAAGGTATCAGGACAACTATCGTTAGATGATCTACCTACTGATAGAAACCTTACTCCTAATACAGTAGTTGGTCCTACGCTAGTTCCGGTAACTGATAGCGGTAACTTTGCTGCTTCATTTATGGAAAATGGATGGCGCTGGTTAGGTTCTGCTAACGCCCGTATATCAAGACAACCGATTGCTATAAACGAATTATTAACTATTCGTAAGCAAATGCGTAAGTCTGGCTTTGAGGATGCTTGGATTAACAGTTACACCAAGGGTATCACTCCTAATACTAAAAGTTTTACAGATGCAGTAGAACTTGCTAAGAGAGATCTAGCAAGAGTCGCAGAAGAAAGAGCTATTGGTCAGGTATTGGCCTATGTGGATAACCCACTTATTAGAACTCAAATTGCTTTTTCATCTCGTAACTTTGCTCGTTTCTATAGAGCAACTGAAGATTTCTATCGCCGTATTACCAGAGCGGTACGTTACAACCCTGAGTCAATAGCAGTTGCTGCGCTGACTTATGAAGGTATTACCCACTCTGGATTCGTACAAGAAGATGATCAAGGCGAACCATATTTTATATATCCAGGAATTGCTCCTGTATATAACGCATATCAAAAGATGTTAACTGCTGTTGGATTAGGTAACGAATTTAAGGTTCCTTTTCCAGTTCAGTTTGGCGCACAGGTTAAGATGTTAACACCATCCTTAAATCCAGATTCTTTGGTACCTACTTTTGCTGGTCCAGTAGCTGGTATCAGCATAAGAGCCTTAGAGTCTTTGGTTAATATTTGGTCACCTGGTGCAGCAGATACTATAACAAGATATACTCTTGGTAAATATGCAGTAGATCAACCTATACTTTCATCATTCTTACCAGCACACATTAATCGTTTGTATAGTGCTATGAATAAAGATGAGCGAGATGGTCAATATGCCAGCGCACATCGTAAGGCAGTAACTTATTTAGAGGCTGCTGGTTATAGTCCTAAAGCAAAAGAAGATCCTATTACTGGAGAGTTAATACCTCCATCTGAGGCTGAGTTAGAAGATTATCGTTTAAGAGTTAAGAACACAACCCTTTCTATTTTGGGTATGCGTTTCGTATTTGGATTCCTTGCTCCAGCCTCACCGCAGGTTCAATTAAAATCTGATATGGCTGAGTGGATGAGAGATTCAGGCCGAGCAAACTTTAAGCAACTCTGGAATGATCTTAGAGAAGAATATGGTGGCGACTACGAAGGCGCTATGAAGAAGTGGGTAGAGTTATACCCTGATCAAATTCCATTTACAGTATCTGAATCAGAAAGAAAGACTGTCTCTAAGTTTGCGTATGCTGAAGAATCAGGACAGTTCGTAGAGCAAAATAAAGAACTGTTTACGAAGTATAAGCAGGGTGCAACTTTCCTTATACCTAATAAAAGCGGATTCTCTTGGGATGCCTACAAGACTATGACAGATATGGGTCTTCGTAAGAACCTAAGAGTAGATGAGCATCTAAAGAAGGTTCAGACTGCTGCTGATGTTCAGACCTACTATGAGCGTAGGAATGAGTATGAGCGTTCATTAGAACGCTATCGTACAGATTATGAACGTTCTAGGCTGCGTAGAGAATTTAACCAATGGAAAGATTTATTCTTTGCAGGTCATCCTCTAGTAGCAGAGTACCTATCAAAGGGTAGTCAAATAGCAATTGATAGACAAAATGCTCTTAATGATCTAGAACTTATGTTAAGAGATCAGTCAGTCAGGAAAGCAAGTCCAAAGACCTTTGATGCTTTAAAGGTTATGTTGGATACATATCTATCTTATAAGACACAAAAAGAAAGATATGAAGCTGCTGGAGTTTCAAGAGATCTACAAAAGGGTTTAACAGAAAGAACTATATTGGCGATGAGGCAATTGTCTCAATATAATGAAAACACTTTACAGGCCTACGATTCACTGTTTAGTGGATTACTAGATGACTAAAAGGGAATACTAATTAATGGCACCTAAAAAATCTCAGAGTTTAATCAAGTATTTAAATAATCAATCTGATTATATTAATGCAAGAGATGCTCTTAAAAACTATGCCCAAACCTTTAAGTCAATTGAATTGGCATATACTAATACTTCGCCAACTAGTAATAAATTCTCAGAACAATTAGTTGCTTATAATGCTGCTAAAGCCAGAATTGACTCTTTGCAAAAAGCCTTTGATGAGGCAACAACAGCAGCCACTAAAAGATTTGAAACACAAAAAGAAGAAAAAGTTAAAGGCGAAAAGTTAAAAGAAACTGCAGATATTGAGGCCCAACTTAATCCTTTATATGTTTCTAGAAATGCTTACACACGACAAGGTGCTCCAGTACCAGAGTCTATAAATCTTCAAATTAAGAACCTTGAAACCAGGCTAAGAGAAGCAGGTGGTAGACCAACTCCTGGTGTAACTGTTTCAGACAAAACTACTAATACTGGCGGTAGCGGTGATGCTGATGCTGGTGCTGGTAAAGATAAAGGTACTTCAGTAGAATCAGCATTAACCCAAGATAGAATTGCTTTTGCTTCAGATTATATAGGCAATGTTGAAAAGACTAAAATACTACAACAAGCACTTAAAGATGCTAATTATTATAAAGGTCCAGTTGATGGAATATTTAGAGCTGGCGCAATTGATGCAGCCCTTGATAAAGCTGATACTGAAATTGGAAAATATGAGTCGTATGGCATAACTTTCCCAAATCGTATAGAGGCTTTAAAGCGTATTGCAATTGATTTTAAAACTGGTGGCGGTATTGGCGGTACTGGTGTTGGTGGTCCTACTGCAACCATATCTAATCCTACTCAGGCTGATGCTTATGTTAATGCTGCATTTAGATCTGAATTAGGTAGAGATGCAACAAGTGCTGAACTACAAAAGTATCGTAAGATATTAAATGATGCTGAGAGAAAGAATCCATCTAGAACTGTTAACGGTATTACCACTGGTGGTATAAATAGAGATCAATTCCTAAAGACTGAAGTTGCTAAACTTCCAGAGTATTCTAAAAAGAAGGCAGACAAATCTGCATTAACTAGCCAGTCTATATTAGAAACAGCTAGGGTTAACGGTGTAACTCTTGGACAAGATCAACTCAATAGTTTAACTAAACAAGTTCAAGATGGAACTGATATAAAGATTATTCAGAATCAGATTAGATCTATTGCTGCAAACGGTATGCCTGATAAGGTAGTAAAACTACTTGATCAAGGTATAGATTTAGATACTATTTACTCACCTTATAAAAACCTTATGGCATCTATACTAGAACTAAACCCAGAGTCAATTGATTTAAAAGATCCAACACTAAGATCCGCTATCGGTCCAGACAGGGAAATGACTATCTATGACTTTGAGAAAAATTTACGCAAAGATTATCGCTGGCAATATACAGATAATGCAAAGAGGGATGTTTCCAATATCGCACTTAAAGTCCTTAGGGACTTTGGATTTCAGGCATAACTATGGCAACTAAGAAAAAGGTTAAAACTCCAACTGCAGGTGAAGCCGCATCTGCTAGATATGCAGCCGAGGCTGCTGACTTTGCTGCCGGCACTGGTAGATATGCCCAACCATTAAATCCAATTTACTTACCTAGTACAACTCCAGTCACTACAGCTACACAACCAGTAGTAACAAACACCTTAACAGCCGATCAAATAGCAGCAAATCAAAGAGCATTACTAGCCCAACAAGAAGCTGCTGCTGAGGCAGAAAAAAGACGGCGTGCAGGACAGTCTGCTTATGACATTCTATTGGCACAATTTAATCAATATGGACTGGGTACACTAGTTGAACCATTAAGAGAATTAATAGTTTCAGGTCCAGATGAAGCACAGTTAACACTGGCATTACGCCAAACAGATGCTTATCAAAAACGATTTGCTGCTAACAAGGCTCGTCTTGCTAGTGGATTAAGAGCATTATCAGAGGGTGAGTATATTACCCTAGAAGATCAGTACCAGAACATTATGCGTAACTATGGATTACCTCCATCTTATTACACTAAAGATGCTACTGGTAAACAAGCAGGATTTGAAAAGTTTATAGCAGGAGATGTGTCTGCTGCTGAACTAGAAGATCGTATTGCTATTGCACAAAAGAGAGTTATTAATGCAGCACCTGAAGTAACTACTGCATTAAAGCAATTCTATCCTGATATTACTAACGGCGATATTCTTGCCTATACTTTAGATCCAACACAAGCATTAGCAAATATTCAGAAGAAGGTATTATCTGCAGAAATTGGTGGTGCAGCCCTAGGTCAAGGACTTGGAACATCTATGCAACGAGCAGAAGAACTTGCTCGCTTTGGTGTAACTGGTGAATCTGCCCGTCAAGGATTCCAAGCAGTAGCTGAGATAGCACCAAGAGGTTCACAACTTGCATCTATCTATAGACAAGAACCATACGGTCAAGCAGAGGTAGAAACAGAAGTCTTTGGATTAAGCGGTAGTGCTGAAGCAGCAAAGCGCCGTAAGAGATTAACTGAATTAGAACAAGCATCTTTTAGTGGACAAGCAGGAGCAACAGGCGGCGCACTAGGCCGAGAACGAGCTGGCTCCTTTTAACTAAGCCTGCCATTAGAACCACCGGCCTAATGGAGAGATAACAATACCGGTAGTAGGAGCCATACAGAGATCCCCGAACTGTATGAGGCCTGCGATAACTACAACGAATGGGAGATGGACTATGTCCAACTACGACTACGAGGATGATGACGATACAGATACAACAACTGAATCGTTAAGTAATGATCTCGTTAAACAACTACGCAAGGCTAATAAGCAAAAAGAGAAAGAGTTAGCAGAACTTAAAGCTAACTTTGAATCTCTTAACAAAGCGCAAAGAGAACGAGCAATCAAAGATGCCCTCGCAAGTCGTGGGGTAAACCAGAAGATCGCTTCATTTATCCCACAGGATATAGACCCAACTGAGGAGTCTGTATCAAAATGGCTTGAATCAAATGCAGATGTATTTGGACTTCAAACCGAAACACCCCAACAACCTAATGTAGATCCTGCTCAAGCGGCAGCGTATAAGAAGATGAGTGCAGCAACTGAGGCTGGTATGACACCAGATCGCAGTACTGATGTATATCAAAGACTTATGAACGCTAATACCCGTGAAGAGTTAGATCAAGTCATTCGGGAGTCGGGGCTTTAAATCCTACTAACGAAAGGCAATACCTAAATGGCTCTACCTACAGGTAGTTTCAGTGGTACTGCTGATATCAGCAATCTCGTAAAAGCTGCGTATGATCAATACGTAAGAATGGCGCTTCGCTCCATTCCAGTAATGCGAGCCTTGGCAGATGTCAAGCCAGTACAACAGGCAATGCCAGGATCATCAGTTGTATTCTCCATCTATTCTGATCTATCTGCTGCAACCAGCACTTTGACAGAAACTCTTGATGTTTCCTCTATTGCTCTTGGTAACCCATCACAAGTTACCGTAACACTAAATGAGTACGGCTCAGCCGTTACTACAACTAAGAAGTTAAACCTAACTTCTTTCAACGATGTAGATGCAGCTCTTGCTGACATCATTGCATACAACGCTGCAGATTCTATTGACTCTGTAGTT